TGATTTGACACCTGAACCTTCCTGCACTTATGCTAAGGTTTATACAAGTAAGAACTAACGACACAGGAGATCTACGAATTAGACACTTGAAGTAAGGCTATCCCCTAAGAGGCGATGGTCGGGTTGGCTTAGTTAGCAACCTTGTCCCCGTAACCTAACAAAGGAAAAACCAAATGAACCCATCTCTAAAAGCACCCGAAAAGGTGTTGGCACTACTCTCGCTCTTCATAGTTTTATCATCAGGAGCGGTTGCAGTAGCAGTAGAGAATAAAGTCCAAGAGGTTGTCGCAACAGAGCAAGTGGCAACAAGACTAGAAGTAAGACCAGCAGTCGAGGTAGAGCCAGTCAAAAAGACTAAGCCTCTATCCTACTTTGAAAACAAGACCAACCTTACCGACATTGAGTTGGTTTGGCTTTTAGAAGCAGTTGGCTTTGAAGGTCAAGAACTAAAAGAAGCTTGGGCAATAGCCAAGAAGGAAAGTAATGGTCGCCCCCTAGCCTTCAATGGAAACACTCTCACAGGAGATAACTCCTACGGTATCTTCCAAATCAACATGATTAATACGCTTGGTGATGATCGTCGAGAGAAGTTTGATCTCGCTCATAATGCAGATTTATTTAACCCTGTAGTAAATGCTCAAATTGCTTTCCACATGAGCCAAGGTGGAGATGTTTGGAGAGCATGGCACATAGGCAAAGACGCTTATACTAGTACTAGTGGAAGTCACTATGCTAAGTTCAAAGAATGGCTTGGCAAGTTCCCCACAGAAAAGAAGTTGGAGCAAATCAGATGAGCGAGCAAGAAAACCTCATGCCGTTAGTTGGTTCTGTAATGCCTTCTCAACCTGAGCCAGTTCTCGCCGTTGAGTCAGAGCCAGTAAAAGCAGAACAAAAGAAGGATAAAAAAGAACCAGTCTTGAAGTCAGAAGGCGACAAGATCATTTATCTTTCAGCATTAAAAGTTAATGCTTATGAAGGAAACTCCGAGTCAGTTAAAGTAGTTCAACTACGACTTAGCGACTTAGGTTTTTCATCAGTAATGAACGACAAGTTTGGTCGTCTTGGAGAAGGAGCAGTCGAAGCGATTAACGCTTTCAGAAAGTCCAAGGGACTTGATGAGTGCGGTTGCTTTGATGAAGAAGTTTTGGCTTATCTCTTTGATGGTCAAAGCGTTGGAGTCCGTCCCTAAATAAGTTCAACAAAAAACCCCCTGCCTTTTGGTAGGGGGTTCTTTGCTTTAACTTCTAAGCTTGTGCAAAGATTTCTAACAAGCGGTTAGCATAATCAGAATCTAAACCTAGTTGCTCACCTTCTTCATCTGTTGCACCTGCAATAACTACATCTCCCACAATTACATCAGGGAAGTTAGGAAAGTTTGCTAACCAAATTTCGGTTGCTCTTTCGTTAATTGGAAGTTGCATTAACTTTCCTTCTTCGTTCATGAAAAGTGTGTAACCACCTTCAAGAGTCTTTGCTTCAATGTATCCACCTACTGCCATTTGAAGTGTTACAAGTTCGTTGCTATCTGCGGTTAAATCGATCAAAGAAGCCTTGCCTTCTGTTGTTAGTTTAATTGCTTTTTTCATTTTGTCTTTCTCCTTTTGTGAAGTTCCCTTGACCCCACTAAGAAAATAATAACCTACCTTCCTGCATTTTGCAAGGACACGCCAAAAGAAAAACCCCCCTATTTCTAGGGGGGTTCTCTAGGGAGTTGGCTACTTCACTACGGTAGCCCTGCCGTCCTCAAGTTGCATGAGGAAGTCTTTAACTATTGCAAGAGCGTCCTTGCGTCCCTGTAGTCCTCTAAACTTTGGAAGATGTAGAGGGTCACCAATAAGACGAGAGAAGATACGGAGAGCAGGTTCTCTAGTCATTTGCATTTTAGTTTTGTTGCCGTAAGTATCGATTTCAATTTGTAGCGCCATTTCAATTAAAGATAATTGAACTGGAGTGATTTCTAGTGTTGCGGTCATTGCTAGTGTTGCCATTTGTTTTCTCCCTTGTTCGGTGAAGTTCCCTTAACTTCACTAAGAAAATAATAACTTACCTTCCTGCACTTTGTCAAGATCAAAAGTAAAAAGCTTTTGCGGTGTGTCGTAAAAAGAAAAAGCCCCCCTTGGATAGGGGGGCTAGTTCTTGCGGTTACTTGGTTAGGAGTAAGTCCAAGATTTCGCTGTCTGTAAGTTCTTTGTAACTGCCGTTAAAAGGACTTGTATAAGAACCTTTTCTTTCATCTGTTACGGCAACCTTTACAACTTCTGCATTCATTCCCTTTGCATTCTTTGCGGTGTCAGTAATTAGGCTACTTGCACTTGATGCGGTATCAACATGGAAGTTGTAATTTGTTTCTTTAGTGATAGTTCCTGTTGAAGTTGTTTCTGTGTATTTAACTGTTATTGAAACTCCGTATGACATTTGTTTCTCCCTTTGTTTTTTATTGAAGCCCCTTGCTTCAATAAGTAAATAATAACCTACCTTCCTGCACTTTGCAAGTCTAGACATAATCTTTTTTATAGATGACCAGTCAGAGTTTTCAGAGAGTTACTAGTCAGTAACTTCTCTCTATAAGAGTTCAGCATGTTACTAGTCAGTAACAAGTAAAGCCTATTAAGTTACTAGTCAGTAGGTTAGTAGGTAGTAGGTTAGTAGGTAGTAAATGTTAAAAGTTTTTAAAAGAAATAAAAGCTTTTAAAAGATTAGAAATAAAAAGATCAAAAGAAAGTAGGCACTAATAACCTTTAGAAAAGAAAAAAATAATAAAAAAAGTAAATGCCTTACTTAGTTTTTAAGATTTTTTACGAAAAAAGTTTATTTTTAGGGGTAAAAAATAAAAAGATTTTTCTAGAAAAAAAGCCCGGAACAAATTGCAAAATTGCCGAAAACATACATAGCCTTCTCCGGGGCCAAAAGCAAATAATGGAAAGGTTCATATATTTGAAGCTGTCGTACAAGATTGGATCCCCTTTCTTCTCGTACACCTCTTTTAAAACTCGGTACAATAGGACCATGCTGAATCCGCCCAAACTTCCCATTGAGGAGGTTATCCATCTATCCACTTTGACACGCTCAGAAATGGAGTCACGCCTTCGCTCGCTGTGGAAAGCAGGATGGTCCTTAGGAGTCATAGGAGGCTCTCTCAGCCCCGCTGTTCCCAAGACCACTATCCACTTCTGGGTTCGTAGAGCCCCTGACGTGAAGCAGTTAAAAGCAGTCCCACTGCCACCCCCAAAGTCTTTAACCACCTCCGTGCCTACAAAGCACGCACCACGTCTTAAGTCCATCTCTCCAGGCGTCCCTCCCGAGATTAGGATCCGACTCCGTGAGCTTTCAGCCCTTTCAAAGCGCTACAGAGCCAAGACACCTCCAACTAGCCCTCTAGCTCAAGCAAATAATGAACTTACTCAAATTGCAAGGCAGCTTAGAAGCCGTGGGGTGCCTACAGCATCTATCGCTGAGGCAGCAGGAGTTACCTATAGAGCAATGGCGAGGCGTTTGAGTCAATGAGCCGTCTCTATAAAACAAAAACTGGCACATACAAGGAAACCGATCTTGCTGTGGTTGTGTGGAAGAACCCTAAAAAGTCTAAGCGCCCTCAGTCTCGCTTCCTTGAGACTATGTCTGCTCCCAACTCAAGCTACCCAATGGCTTTCCCATTAGCTGCTCTTAAGAGCCACTATGCATGGAAAGAAGCGAAGCATGTAAAAAGCTCTGAGGACTTTGACAGAAGCATTGAAGATAGCTCTAGAGAAGCTCCAGTGATTCTTGATTTACATTTAGCAGGTTACACACTAGGCTGGAACGACTTCTATATCCCAGATGAATACACAGAGTTTGGATAAACCTTTTGCGAGCAGTGTCAGATGTCTTTCCAGCGTTAGTTTGGATTGCTCCACCCAATTCTATAGGTCTTGACGAGTTCACCATACCTGGACCATCTCCAGAAGGCACTCGAAAGGTAGATAGGGTCCGCGTTGTTCTTATAGGTGATAGCATTTTGATAGCGCAAGATTCACCAGAAGGACCTAAACTTGTCTTTAAAGAGAAATACACTAATCGGCACGTTGATGGGAAGCTTCAAGCAGTTTTAACAGAGTCTGAAAAGATTGTAGCCTTTATCAAAGACACTACCTGCGGTTGTGGGTCACGTCTTAGAGGTTGGAATCCATATGGACAAAACAACTCCGTCTACTCGAATCAGGATCCAATAGAATGAATGATATAACTCTTCTACAGTTTGTCCTTCTAGGACTAGCAACATACCGTGTAACTCGCCTTGTCGTCAGGGACACTATTACAGCAGCTCCCCGTAACTTTTTTTGGAAAAAATTTCCCCCAGAGTCTTCAAGACTAGGCTATTTATCCTCCTGCGAGTGGTGTCTTAGTTTTTGGATAGGATCAGGGTTCGTAATTTCGGCTATCATTATTCCATCAGTAACCTACATAGTTGCTACCGTTTTTGCGGTATCTGCTATAGCAGGACTGTTGACTGCATATGAAGACAAGTAATACTTCATATTCCGCAACTGAGATGACAAGGAGCTTTCGTGGGCATATTCACTAATGATGACCCAACTTCATCATCTCCAGAGAAGCCAAAACAAAGAGCGAAAAAAACTAAGTCAACATTTAGTCGTTCTACACAACTAGTTCAGGTTTCAAAACCTTCTACAGCTTCCTCAGTATTCACAAACACTGCACAAGCAGTTTCCTATTCGACTCCTAGAAGTCTTACAGCTGCTGCAGCTCAAGTAAAGATTAATGACAAGGGTGAGTTCGAACAATTTAGAATTCGTCGTGCTGCTGGATCTAGCGCATGGCAAGCAGAAGCTTGGGAATATTACGACGCAATCGGTGAAGTTAAGTACGCATTCAATCTCGTTGCTTCCGTTGTTTCTCGTATTAGAATTTATGCCGCAATTGTTGATGACCCTTCAGAGTCCCCGGTTTCTGTTCGTCAATCAGAGTTAGTTGATGACCGTCTAGCCTCTGCAGCAGAACGAGCACTGGCTCGACTAAGTTCTGCATACGGTGGACAAGCTGGACTTCTTAAAGATGCTGCACTTAACCTTGCAGTAGCTGGAGAATGTTATTTAGTTCAAATGCCAGCACGACCAGCGCATAACTTAACTGAGTCTTGGGACATTCGTTCCGTAGATGAAGTTACAACCGATCCTCGTGGCGGTTTTACTGTTATCGGTCGTCGTGAGCAAGCTTCTTCATCACAAGGAGCTAATGGGCAGTCAGCAAAGTTAACTAAGAATGCATTTGTTGGACGCATTTGGCGTTCACATCCTCGTTACTCAGATGAAGCAGATTCTTCACTTCGTGGTTTGTTAGATCTTTGTGCTGAACTTCTTCTCCTCAACAGAACATTCCGTGCAACTGCACGTTCTCGTCTGAATGCAGGTGCTCTTTACTTGCCAGACGGACTTTCTGTTGCTGCACAAGGTGATGGTGATTTCCCTTACGATTCAGAAGATGGCATCGGTCCAAACTTTACTGCTGAAGAAGCAGAGGATGAATTTGAAGAACAGTTGATGGATGCAATGACAACACCGATTCGTGACGAAGAGTCCGCATCAGCAGTTGTTCCTTTAATTATTCGTGGCCCAGCAGAGCTTGGCGATAAGATTAAGCAATTCAAGTTTGAGCGTTCATTTGATCCTGCGTTAGCACAACGTGCAGATCGTGTTCTAGAACGTATCCTTCAGGGTCTTGATGTACCAAAGGATGTAGTAACGGGTCTGGCTAATGTTAAGTATTCAAACGCTCTCCAAATTGATGAGTCGCTATACAAGGCACATATCGAGCCACTTATGTTGCTTATTGCAGATGCTCTTACAGTTGTTTATTTACGTCCATACCTTATCGCAAATGGTTTTGAAGAGTCACAAGTAAATCGCATTGTTGTTTGGTACGACCCATCAGCAATTGCAACTCGCAATGACCGTGCAGCAGATGCAGATGCAGGATTTGATCGCATGGCTGTATCTGGAAACACATGGCGTCGTGCTCACGGCTTCTCAGATGCAGATGCACCTACTCCAAAAGAACTTGCAATCCGTCTTCTACAAGAGCGAGGCGTATTTACTCCAGAATTTACAGAAGCTATGCTTTCAGCAGTTGCTCCAGAAGTTATTAATACAGTTAGATCACAGCAACAGCAAGCATCCGTTGCGCCTATCCCACCTGAGCTTCAAGAGGCACTAGATGCTGCAAGTCAAGGTGCAGAAGAAGCAGGAATTGAGTCAGAGGCCCCCGCAGAAGGGCAAGAGCAATAATGTCTGATGAATCAATTGACATTGTAACTACTTCCCTTGTTGCAGCAGGTGATCCTTGTTGGGAAGGCTACAAGCAAGTTGGTATGAAGAAGGGTAAAGACGGAAAAATGGTTCCTAACTGTGTTCCTATCGACGCATCTGATGATTCTGAGTTTGCAACAAAGAAAAAGCGTACAGAGGCACAAACTCCAGCTCCAAAGAAAGATCAAATTAAAGGTTCTAGCAAAAATAAAAAAGGATCAGCATCTGGAACTCGTAAAATTAAATTTTCCGCTGCTGTAGAAAAATCTTTAAAGAATAAAGTTCAAGAACACAACGAAAAAGCAGGTAAAGGTCGTCGTGCAACTGTTGGAATGTTAAAAGCTGTTTATCGCCGTGGTGCAGGTGCTTATTCAGTATCACATCGTCCAGGTAAGACACGCAATCAATGGGCAATGGCTCGTGTTAACGCATTTTTGAAATTGTTGAAGTCTGGAAAGCCATCTAACCCTGCATATAAGCAAGATAATGATCTGCTTCCAGCTAAGCACCCACGCTCAACAAAGAAATCAAACTCCATTGCAGCTTCAGCAGGTTTGGTTCCTGAAGAAAGCGATTTAGCAGAAGCGCTAAT